TAGGCTGTGATAGTAGAAACGATTTTTTGTGTAATCTTGTGTATAGTTTGAAGGGCAATACACTTATCTTATTTCAATTTGTGGAGAAACACGGTGAGATATTACATAAGAAAATGTTTAGTAAGTTAGGTAAAAAATTACATTATGTATATGGTGGAACTGACACACTGGACAGAGAAGAGGTTAGATCAATCGTAGAGAAGAATAAGGATCATGTTATTCTTGCATCATACGGAACATTCTCTACTGGTGTTAACATCAAGAGAATTGATAATATTATATTTGCCTCTCCTTCAAAATCAAGAATTAGAAACCTACAGTCTATTGGTAGAGGGTTAAGAAAGACTGATGATAAGGATTCTATGAGGTTATTTGACATTGCAGATGACCTACAAAATAAGAATTATACCCTCAACCACCTTAAAGATCGTATAAATATTTACAACGAAGAGAATTTCGTTTATCAAATTAAACAATTCGATCTAAAATGACAGACACATCACCTCAACAATACGAAGTATTAAAACTCCGAACTGGACAAGAAATTGTCGGTATGACTAGAAACACTCCAACAGGGGTGCATATCACTTTACCTATGATGTGTCATTTAACAGTTCAATCTCCAAAGAAAGATACACTTGCAACCTTCTTTCCGTATGCACCTATGAGTCAGGATGCAACCATCGTTATTCCTAATGACATGATTGCACATAGAAATCAAATGAATGAACAATTTGTTCCTTTCTATGACAATGCCTCAGCTGAATGGATGCAAATGTTGGATGAAGGAAAGGTTCCATTAGTTAACACTTTATCAACTGGTAAAGAAGCTCAACCTATAGGATTCAAACAACACATGGATAGAGTTGTTCAAGCAATGATTGAAGATGCTATTGAGAATCCTCTTACGGATGAAGAGATAGCAAAGATGGAACAAGAAATGATGGATGCAGATTTTGAAAAATCATATAAAGAATTTGCAAATCTCCCAGCCCCCATCGATAAGAAAAAAATACATTAGACTTTAAAGAGTTATAAATAATTGCGTGTGTATTAGTCACATAATACACTGGTTTAATATTAATATATAAGAAGAGAACCATGACCACAGCAGAGCTAGTCGAGTCTGCGAAGATTTTGGTGTCTAACGAAGTCGAAAACATAAAGGGAACTGTCTTTTGGAAAAAGGCCTTTGAAGTCGGAGAATTTGTCACACTATTTGTCCTTCCCATACTCACGCCATTATTTTTAATGTGCCTTTCAGAATATAATTAAGGTAGACATTTGCGTGCTTGTAGTTCCCTAGGACACAATGCAATTCAATTTTCAAGAATATTTTTATGCACTCATTCAATTCTGTAAGGAGCATCCATTCTACGCCTCCGTATTCTTCTTTTGTGGATACTGGATAGGAACCATTATAAGGGGTGGTGGATTACTCTAAATACTAAAGGAGTAAGCATATCTATGGTAATAGAAGTATTATTATAGTATTCCCTTTGGGACATAATTATTATATCATAGATTCCTTACATTTAAAAGTGTGTTTTTAAAAAAAAAATAATACTTAAAAGTGCCTTACAAATAAGGTATAACGCGAGTATAATATTATTATGGCAACAAAAAAGAAACCTGAGCATTATGTAAACAACAAAGAGTTTACAGAAGCAGTAGCCAACTTTAACGAAGCAGTTAAACTTGCAAAAGATAAGGGTGAAGAACCACCTAGAATGACTGAATACATAGGAGAGTGTATCTATAAGATTGCAACTCGATTATCTACTCGACCTAATTTCATTAACTATACCTATAGAGATGAAATGATATGTGATGCAATAGAAAATTGTATACAATATATCCGAAACTTCAATAGAGAAAAATCAAACAACGCGTTCGCTTATGTAACACAAATTTGTTATTATGCGTTTTTGAGAAGGATTCAAAAAGAAAAGAAACAAGTTTTCATTAAGCAAAAACAAATCGAGGCGGCAAACATCACAATGGATGCCTATACAACTATAGACGGTGAACATGATCCTAACTTGACAAATACTAATGTTGAGTGGATGCAAGAGAACATGACTAGAGTTGATTATGAGCCTAGAAAATCAAGAAAGAAACCAACAACAACTAAAAAAACCAAAAAGAACCTAGAGAAGTTTACTACATGAGATTAGCAATCTTGAACGACACTCACGCGGGTGTTCGTGGGGACATGGTAGAAATGGCAAAATATCAAGGTCGTTTTTACAATGAAATATTTTTCCCATACTTATTAGAGAATGATATAAATCATATCATCCACTTGGGTGATTATTTTGATAGACGAAAGTTTATTAATTTTGCATCATTACAATCTAATAGAGACGATTTTATTGAACCTTTAATAAAGAATGATATTTCAATGGATTTAATCATTGGAAATCATGATACTTATTATAAGAACACTAATGATGTTAATGCACCTGAGTTGTTATTATTTAATGAAGCAAACATAGAGGTAATAGCATCACCAAAAGTAAAGGAGTATGATGGATGTAGACTTGCACTTGTTCCGTGGATTAATAATGATAACTATGCAGATAGTGTTGAATTTTTACTCACAGCTGACGCTGCAACTTGCATGGGTCATTTTGAAATTGAGGGTGCGATGATGAATCCTCAAGTTATGTGTTCACATGGTTTAGATCATACTTATTTAAAACGATTTGATAAAGTTTATAGTGGTCATTTTCACCACAAAACAGATTTAAAAAACATTAGGTATCTTGGTTCTCAGATGCAATTTACATGGAATGATTATGGTGATGAAAAATACTTCCATATATTTGACACTGAAACATTAGAAATGACACCTATACACAACCCTCTCAGGATGTTTGAAAAAGCATTCTATGACGATACTAAAGAAACATTTGAAAGTATACGAGATAAAGACTACGACACTTACACAGGAAAGTTTGTTAAAGTTATTGTAGTTAACAAGGACAACCCATATTGGTTTGATTCATTCTTAGATAAAGTTCATGCTGCGAGCCCAATCCATTTACAGATAGTTGATGATCATCAACACATGGATTTAATGGGCGATGATGAAATAGAAAATGTAGAAGATACATTAACTATTTTATCAAAGTATATTGATGGATTAGAAATTCAAGGAAAGAAAAAACCACTTAACGAATTGATGACATCATTATATAATGAAGCATTGGATGAACATACTTACTTATGATTAATTTTACAACTGTTAGATATAAAAATTTACTTTCGTCAGGAAATAATTTTACTGAAATAGTATTAGACAGTCACCAAACAACCCTAGTTCTAGGGGAAAATGGTAGTGGTAAATCTACACTACTAGATGCACTTTGTTTTGGACTCTATGGAAAGGGGTTCAGAAACCTCAAGAAAGACCTTCTAGTCAACTCTATTAACGGAAAGGGGTTAGTAGTCGAGGTTGAATTTAATGTTGGTAAGAAACAGTATAGAGTCGTTAGAGGTGCAAAACCAAACAAATTCGAATTATATGTTAATGACACCTTGGTCAATCAAGATGCAAATGTCAGAGACTACCAAGAACACTTAGAAAAGAACATACTCAAAATGAACTATCGTTCTTTTACTCAAGTGGCTATCCTAGGATCAGCTAACTTTACTCCATTCATGCAATTAAAATCTGTTGAAAGGAGAAAACTTGTTGAAGACCTTTTGGATATAACCATCTTTTCTACTATGTCAGAAATACTAAGAAAGAAACTCTCTAACCATGTTGTTGATGTTAGAGAAAATGATCATGAAATCGACCTTTTGGAAGAAAGAATTAACGGATTGAATGAACAACTTAATGCACTGCGTGAGAATCGAGATAAGAGAATTAAACAGTATGAAGGAACCGTTGAGGAAACCCAAACTAATATTAATAATCTCATGGAGACAATCAATGAAAAGACGAAAAATGTGGTGGAGAAAACATCCACTATCGAGGATCAAGTATCTGCAAAAGATAAACTGCAACAAGCTACTGAATTGGAAAGAAAACTCAACGAGAATTATAAGAAAGCAATTAAGGAAATCAAATTCTATGAAGACAATGACGAATGTCCCACCTGTGAGCAAGAGTTAAATGAAGAACATAAGAGAGAACACCTTGAGACGCATCAAAGCAAGAAGACGGAATTATCGTCTGCAATCGGAAAGATCGGCAAAGCCATCCGAGAAATCGGAGAAAGACTAGACGAAATCAGCACAATTCAAGAAGGAATTGAGAAGATACAGAGACAAATAGGGTTGTTGCAAACAGAAATCGTGTCTAATCAGAAGTTTATCACCAAAATACAGAAAGAAATTGACAAATTAAAGGTAGAAGGAACTACTGGAACGGATGTTCATACCAAAATCGATGACAGTGAAGAAGCTGCAAATATCCTACATGCAAAGAAAAAGAGTTTAGCAGAGACAGGTCATTATTATGAAATAGCACAAATGTTATTAAAAGACCAAGGGGTTAAACTAAGGATCATAAAACAATATGTTCCTATTATGAATAAACTGATACAAAAATACTTAGCACAGTTAGAATTTTATGTTGGGTTTAATCTTAACGAATCTTTTGAAGAAACTATTAAGTCTCGTTTCAGAGACGAATTTAAATATGATAATTTCTCCCAAGGTGAGAAGATGAGAATCGATCTTGCATTATTGTTTACATGGAGAACAGTAGCAAAAATGAAAAACAGTGTAAACACTAACTTACTTATTTTAGATGAGGTATTTGACTCATCATTAGATGCAGCTGGAACAGATGATTTCTTGAAGTTATTAAATACCTTAACCGAGAAAACTAACGCATTCATTATATCACATAAAGGTGATGCACTGTATGATAAATTTAACGATGTAATTAGATTTGAAAAATATAAGAACTTCTCAAGACTTGCAGAATAGATAAATAGTATTATGCAACAATTTAAAGAAATCACACAAGGCAATGTAGATAAGCTTTTATCTTTAAGAGAAGCCTCTATATTAAAACTTGACTATACTTATGGTCATCAGTTTCTATATAATGCCTCATGGGCAAAGAGAGAGTTTGCGTCTATTGGTATTAATAAAGGTGATGTTTTAACCAAAGTTAAAGAACAAAAACCCAACATGGTTTGGACAGCCAAAGGTGCCGAAGATAACTCTGAGTTTGAAGTATATCTTAAAGGTGGGAAAGATGGAAAAGTTATTCAGATAAAAGCCAATTCAGATTCAGTAGGTAGTGGTGGGTTTAAACATGTAAAAGAAAGTGGTTCACCACCAACTGGTGCAGAATGGGAAGAGTTGATTATTGTTGAATTTAATAAATTAAATGGTAAACCTTCTGAAAAACATGTATTAGAAACCCATTCAAACTTTACTGGTTATTGGCCTCATGCTAAGAAGATTGCAGAGAATTTTAATGCAAAGATAAGTGCCAATCAACTGGTTCATACTGGTAAGGGTGGATTAGAAAAATCATTAGGTATACACTGGACTAATGCTGGTGCAAAGAATACTACACCTAAGACAGACATGGCCAGTGCAGATTTTTCAGAAAAAATTTCATTAAAGAAAGTAGGTGGCTCTAGATCAGCTACGCCAGAAAAGAAAGAGGCAATAGCATTAGTTAATGCGGCACTTGAACTAGCAGGACAACAAGATCAAGCATGGGCAAAATCCCTTGTTACCAATATGGGTAATAAAATGGAACACTTAATCTCTAGAGAAACGGCAACATCTTTAAAGAAAAGATACCAAGATGGTGACAGAGATGCAGCCACTCAAAACTGGAAACAAGTTGAGACAGCAAATAAAGAATTATCTACTGAACTTTCAAATATATTTGCAAACGATAAAAAAGTAGGTGGAACATTTGCAAGATGTGTTCTTTATGAAGCTTCTACAGGAGCTGCAAAGTTTCGTTCTCCATCAGCAAAAGCAGCTGCAAACAGACTTGCTAAATTTAGTTTAACTGGAAAGGTTGAATATGAACAAATGCTTAATCCCAACTCACCTGTTATAGCAAAAAATGCAGAAAGATTAAAACCGTATGTTTCATTTAAGAAAGGTGGTGGTGGTTCTGCAGCGTATTCTGCATTTCAACTTGCACTAAAAAATGAATATACACCAACTACTGCAATGAGTATTGTATTAAATGAATTAAATAATATAGATGGTTTTAATCAATTTCTTACAGAAGAGATATTAGATGAAGGTGTAATGGATGCAATCAAAAGATCAGGAGACTGGGCAAAAGAAATGGGACAAAAAGCTTATAAAGCATTTCAAAAAGCATTAGAAGTTGCAATGAAAAAGATTTGGGATTGGTTAAAGAAAATTGCTACTATGGGTAGAAAATTTTTCGGAAAATTACTAGAGTTTTTTGGTATACAAATTGATAGTGTCAGAGATAACAGTGGTATAAGCAGCCCCGATTTTCACTTATTATAATGACTACAGGAACTACACTTTACGAATTAATCGATGAGGCCTCAAATGTGTTGAGGACTCCACCTGCCGATTTTGATTTTGATAATCCCTTAGAAGACCCTAAAGACATCGAAAAGAACCTCAGTGAGGTTATGGATAAATTTGGTGGGTTAGGTCTTTCTGCAAATCAAGTAGGATTAAATGCAAGAGTTTTTGTAATGAGAACTGCAGATAAAGGAACAGTTGCATTTTTTAATCCCGAACTTACAAAAGTATCCCAAGAAACAGAGTTACTTAAAGAAGGCTGCCTTTCTTTCCCCGATATATACTTAATGATAAAGCGATCTAAACAGGTCGAAATGAAATATTGTGATAGTGACGGTGAAGTTCATGTTATTATGTTAGAAGGATTGGGTGCAAGATGTGTCCAACACGAAATAGATCATTTAAATGGAATAATATTCCTACAAAGAGCAAGTCAACTAAAAATTGAAAGAGCTCTCAAAGCAAGACCGAAAGAGAGACAAAAACGAATAGAGTATGAAAAAAGACAAGCACTCGCAAAATACATCCAAAAGACCGTGGAAACCGATACTGATTCCGAACATGATAACGGAACAGGAATCGCAGAAGCTAATTTGGTTCCACAAAACGCACAAGCATCTTAGAAATCTTGGTGGGAATGGAGATTATCTCGGTATTGAGAGAAATGTTATCCAAACTCAGTGGATAAGAGATATATTCAATGGACTTGATTTTCAAGTAGTTGGTGTTCTCAAAGAAGAACTTGGTAAAACCTATTATCCCGAATTTTCTACATTAAATGAATGGCAAATTGGTGGTTTTCAAGACCCACATTTAGACACTTATAGCAATGCAGAAATGGGTCATATATCCCTCGAAGAGGAAGAACGGCTGAAAACCAATCCCAATAGGGAATGGACATTAATACTGCCCTTAAATGACAACTTTAAAGGGGGTGAGTGTCACTTTCCCGCGACTGACATCAATCCAGTGTCTCTAATGCACTCTCCTGCCGCAAGAGAGGGCGTATTGTTCAGAGGGATTGAACACTTACATGGTGTCCCACCAGTAAGAAGATGCTCAAGACATACCATTGCAAATTGGTATACTTCAAACTCCGATAACATCTATTCGGATTTTAAACTTACATTTCCCGCTCCACAATAGACACGCAAGTGTCACATTTTACACTATAACACCGCCATAATCGGTTCTTAATTCTCTAGTTAAAAAGGGGAAAAGTTTACGCAATTTGAACACTTGCGTCATATACTGTCGCAGGGATTCTAAAAATAGTGGACAATGCCGCTCACTTTTTCATATAATATGGGTATGAAATTAAAAATCACAAAAAATAAATTTGACTATGCGGCCTACTTTTTAGTATAATGTATATAGAAATGGAAAAAATAGTGGAAAATAGATCAAAATTACCATATAAACATACGGTCAATGGTGGACTCTACGATAGAGGCACTTGTGATTCTTATTATAGAAGAGGTATAAAACCTCATTACTGGCCTGATGGAACACATCATGGTAAAAAAATCACAGATTTAACACCATATCAAGTAAAGATTTACATGAAAGGTTATAACGATAATGAGGCCGATGGCTTCTATAAGGAATGGTAAATGTCATTAAGATCACAGAAAGATAATTTAGCAAAATTGATGGCAACTGAGGACTTAACCATAGTCCATAAAAAGGTTCCAACAGCATATTTTGATGTAAAAAATAGGGTGCTTTGTTGTCCTACTTTTAAAGAAGATATTAGTTCGGAACTTTACGATTTATTCATGGGTCATGAAGTTGGCCATGCACTGAATACACCTTATGAGGGATTACACTCCACCATTAAAAAGAATAGAACACTTAAAGGTTATCTCAATGTTATCGAAGATGTTAGAATTGAGAAAGCAATCAAACACAAATATCAAGGTTTAAGGAAGTCATTTTTCACTGCTTATAATGAGTTGATGGAAAGAGATTTTTTTGGATTAAAGAAAATGAACATGACAATCGATGAACTTTCATTGATTGATAAAATTAACTTGACTACAAAAGTTGGTCATAGAGTTAATATTAAACTTAATAATGAAGAACAACCATTCCTAGATTGGGCTGAAAGATGCAAGACTTGGGAAGAGGTTGTAGAATGTGCTGAAGCTATCTACGAATGGTCTAAAGAAAATGAAACTAGAACTCAAAAAGAAAATCAGACTTTCTTTGTTCCTCAAGATTTTCTAGAAGATGAAGATGGTAATGAAGAGTTTGAAGATGGTGAAGGAATGCAATGGGAAGAACTGGAAGGTGACACTGATGGTGAAGGCGAAGGTTCTCAAGATGATGGTCTTCCTGATGAAGAGGACTCTGAGTTTGGTTCAAACGGTGAAGAGTCTGATGAAGAGTCTGATGAAGACGGTTCAGATGGTGATGAGTCTGAGAATGAAGACGAAAAAGAAGGTGAAAAATCTCAACAAGGTTATGGCGGTCAACAAGGCGGTCAATTCCAAGGTGATTATGATGATAAAGATGGTGCAAGAGAAGCTTCCACTGAACACTTTGCTCATAATAATGAGGAAGATTATTTAGAAGAAAAACCAATAATTAAATCACATATTAATTTAAAGGATAGATTTAAAGAAATTGATATTGATCAAATTAAAGTTCCATACAAAAGTGTATTAGAAGATTGGAGATATTTTTTCCAAGCTAGTGATCATTATCACAATGAAGAGAATCTTGCAAGAGGATTAAAACTTGCAAAACACACTGCCAAGAAAATTACTGATAAGAACAAAAAACTTATCATGCACATGGCAAAAGAATTTGAAATGAGACAAACTGCCATGAGAAGTGTTAAAGCTTACCAAGGAAAAACTGGTGAACTTGATATGAACATGTTAGCAAAATATCAAATAGTAGATGATATTTTCAAAAGAGCAACTTACATACCCGATGGTAAAAACCACGGTATTACAGTTCTATTGGATTGGAGTGGATCAATTTGGAAACAAGTAAATGATCTTCTTGAGCAATCAATTATTTTAGCAGAGTTTTGTAGGAAAGTTCAAATTCCTTATAGAGTGTATTTGTTCTCAGATGCCTACTATAAAAAAGATCACAAAACTGGTAGAAAACTTGATGATGGTTTAGACCACAACAATGGATATATTGTTGAAATATTATCCAATGAAATGAAAAACAAAGATCACACTGAAATGATGTGGTATCTTGGTTCAATTTGGAATGGTCAACTTTCTAATGGATACAGATATTGGAATAGAGTAATTGACGCATGGAATGCTTGGTTCGAGGGTTGTGAACAAATTACTGAACACTACGACATACAAGGTGTAGAAAGAATGTGTCCAACAGGTTATACTTTGGGTGGAACACCTTTAAACCATGCACTGGTTGTAATGAGAAAATTCTTGCCTGAGTTCAATAAAAAATATGGAATTGAAAAATCAATTTTAACAGTTATTACAGATGGTTATTCTCACAGCACTGGTCTTACAAGATTGTCTGATGAAGAGGAAAAAGATTACGATGAGCAGAAAAACCTTATACTGGAAGACGATGGTGTAGACTCTTGGGATATTAGAGAACAAAAAAGTCTTATTGATCCTTACAATAGAAGAGTTTATCCTTTTTCAACCAAAAACAGATATAGCTACAATGATTTTGGTCACACACAAAACTTATTAGACTGGATTTCAAAAACTTGTAATGTGAATGTGACTGGATACTTTTGTCTTGAAAGAAAAGGTGATGCTTACACTCTCTTAAATCATATTAGAGATGGTATAGAAGATAGACCTTGGTTTGATCTAGAAGGGATTTGGAAAGCCGCAAGGAAGACTGGAACTGTTATTGAGTGTCACGGATATAACAAATTATTCGTAACTACTCCAAAGGTATTAAGTGTTGAGGGTGAGGACGAATTGGAAGAAAAATATTTTGGAGCAAAGAAAACAAGTTTGATAGCTGCTTTCAAAAGAAACCAAAAATCAAAAACAACATCAAGATTTTTAACGAATGAATTTATAAAGGAAATATCATGAGAAATAAAATAGCAATCGAGCCAACTTATTATGAATTATTAAGTGGACTCAATTATAGTAAATTTGCAGACGCAGTTATGGATGTCGGGCCAAGTCCTTGTGATTTTCATAAATGTCCGAGGTTTCAGAAATGTGCCGATGAAGGAGTCGAGTGTTTTGCATTTAGAATTTGGGTCAATAATGGTGAAAAATATCTTACTGAAAAAAGTGAAAAAGGTGAGATTAAGTGTCTTAATAAGATGCAAACTAGGATGGAACCATGCAAGTAGAGTATCTTAAAGAAATAACAGTTTGGGATAAAGTAAAAGAATTTAAAGTTCCTAATCACACCTATATGGTTAACGATGATGGACACTTAGTAGGATACATTAAGACTGGGACAAAAAAAGAGATAATCTTTCCAAAACCCATCAAAAACTTCTCAAAATCATGGAGAAAATTTGTTATTCTCAAAAAATAAATTTGACAATGCGGCATGCTTTTTAGTATAATATGTGTATAGAATGAAAAAAGAACTTAAAAATATCATGAAATTAACCAACAAAGTCGAGGGTTCATTGCCCTTCCCTCTTGGAAGTGGAACCAAAAGACTGGTAATCCCAGTTGAGGCAGGCAAAGTTGGTTTGATAGCAGTTCTAGCTTCGACGCCTTTGATGTGGTCTATCAAGCTAGGACTGAATTTCACCAGTTTTTTAGGAGAATTATAATGACAGCGAAATATACTGATTATATCGGAATTGAGATCAAACAAGGTCTCGAAAAATGTATTGAGGAACCTCAATTCGAAAGCAACTACTGGACAAAACCAGCAGTTCCAATTATCAAAAAAGTTGGTAAAGTGAATTACGGTGAGTCCAACTATGCAGTTGGCCCGATGACCAAAACGATCTTTGTTGAAGATGCGTTTGGTTCTAGATACAAAGTTTCAATCGAAGATTTGAAACACATTAAAGGACACGGTTGGATTACTAACGATGAGTGGAGTAAAATCGACCATCACTGGGATAAGGAAGAAAACGATTATATCGTTGATACTCCCGAATATACCGAGTGGCTTGCCAAAGCAAGAGAAAAATTTAATAGGAAAGTGGCTTGACTATGACGCCAACTTTTTTATATAATAGTTACATGATGAGAAATAAGGAGACAAAAATTGTCAGATAAAAGAAGTTACGATAGAGCTGAATCTATCGAAATAAATGGAAAAGCTTTCCATTTCACACCTGATAGGAAAGAATTTATTGAAGTTCTTAAAAACAAATATCCAAATCAAACAGTCTTTACTAAAGAAGACCTTGATAATGTTGGAAGCGTTCCCTACTGGGTAAAACACTCTAGATACCAATTTAAAGAAGGAGCTGGGATTTTCAATCTCTCTCCAATATTTAATGGTGGTGGAGATACTACAAATTACAGTGGAGCCCCAGCAAGGGTGATCCCGATTACTGAGGAAGTTGGAACACCAGCACCTGTGCCAGCAGGAACTATGATCCCAGCAGCAGTGCCTCAAAATATGCCTGTGGCAGCAGCGACACAAAACATCAATGATTTGAGTGTCAAAATTTTGCCTGAGAAAATGAGCAACTATGTTCCATTCGGGCATTTCAAAGATGTCAAAAAAATCATCAAATCCAAAATCTTCTTTCCAGTATTCATTACTGGTCTAAGTGGTAATGGTAAAACTTTGATGGTCGAACAAGTTTGTGCGGCACTTAAAAGAGAATTATTCAGAGTGAACATCACCATCGAAACTGATGAAGATGATTTAATGGGTGGTCATACTCTTATTAATGGAAACATTATGTTCAGAGAAGGCCCAGTTATTAAAGCAATGAGGAAAGGAGCGGTTTTACTTCTTGATGAAGTTGACTTGGGTTCTAACAAACTTATGTGCTTACAATCAGTTCTTGAGGGTAAAGGATATTTAATTAAGAAAACTGGTGAGTGGGTCAAGCCTGCGACTGGTTTCACAATTTGTGCAACAGCAAATACTAAAGGACAAGGCTCTGATGATGGAAAATTCATCGGGACTCAAATTATGAATGAGGCCATGTTGGAAAGGTTTGCAATTACAATGGCACAAGAGTATCCGCCAGTGAAAACTGAGCAAAGAATACTTTTCAAAGAAATGGAATTGACTGGTGCAGTTGATGAAGAGTTTTGTAAGAAACTTGTTGACTGGGCAGACATTATCAGAAAAACCTATTATGAAGGTGCGATTGATGATGTGATCACCACTAGAAGATTGGTTCACATAGTGAATGCTTTTAGAATGTTTGATAACAAACTAAAATCCATTGAAATGTGTATTTCTAGGTTCGATGAAGAAACTAGAGCATCAATACTTGATCTCTACTCTAAAATAGACGCTGGTGTCGATTTAAATGAATTAAAAGGTGAAAACCCTCTAGACGAAAACAGCGGTTCAGAGTATAATGAAGAGGATGTTTAATAAAAAGCCAAGTATCGAATACAGATATAATGAAGAGGCTCTAATTAAGGAGCTCTCTTCTTATGTGGACTCAACATACTTACAACATTACTCATTAAACTCTTTTCAAGCAACTGAGTTTATAATTGACAGTGGTCATGGAGAGGGATTTTGTATTGGTAATATTTTAAAGTATGCACAACGCTATGGTAAAAAAGGTGGTAAAAATCGTGCTGACTTATTAAAGGTATTACATTATGCTTTGATGATGGTTCATGTTCATGACAAAGAGGTAAATAATAGTGATGAAAATTAGCAATGACACAAGAAATGTCTTAAAAAATTTCTCAACAATTAATTCGGGTATCCGAGTTAAAGCAGGAAACAAGGTTGAAACCATTTCCAATATGAAAAATATTCTTGCAGTGGCCACGGTAAATGAATCGTTCCCTCAAGATTTTTCAATATACAACTTACCTGAGTTTTTAGGTGCAACATCCCTTTTGGATGATGCAGACTTTCAATTCAATGATGTAAGTTTAACGGTGTCAGATGATCATTCATCTATGTCTTATTTCTATGCAAGTGAAGGCATGGTGGTTGCACCTGACAAAATGATTACAATGCCTGAAACAGAAATTTCGTTTAGTGTTTCTAGTCAGTTATTAAGTGATTTAAACAAGGCGGCAAGTGTCTTGGGTGTTAATGATTTAGTCTTAGAGTCCGATGGAACTAAGATAACCTTAACCGTAAAGGATAAGAAGAACTCAACATCTAATACATTTAGTCGAGTTGTAGGTGAAGCCGATGGTTCCACTTACACAATGAACTTCAAAATTGAGAATTTGAAGATTCTAGAAGGTAATTATGAGGTGAAAGTATCCTCAAAAGGTATTTCTCATTTCAATAATAAAGATATTGATTTAGAATACTTTATTGCATTAGAACCTGATTCAGTTTTTAACGCATAATGCCTATATACTTATTGTGAGTGTTAGTGAAATATGTCTCTGCTAATCTCACGGGAACTACTCGTTTCTCATCTTCAAGGGTGAGTAGTGCGAAAGACACGGTGGGGTGTTTTTCACCAATTATATTATGAAAAAAGAATTTTTATTTGTAGAAAAGTATAGACCTCAAACGATTGAGGATACGATTTTACCCGCTGACATAAAACAAACCTTTTTAGAGTTTGTAAAACAAGGTGAAATTCCTAATTTAATGTTATGTGGTTCTGCTGGTGTCGGGAAGACTACCATTGCAAAAGCCCTCTGTAACGAACTAGGAGCCGATTTCATCGTCATTAACGGATCAGATGAAGGTAGACTCATTGATACCCTTAGGACAAAGATAAAGAACTTTGCATCAACTGTTTCATTAATAGATGGCCCCAAGGTTGTTATACTGGATGAAGCAGATTATATCTCAGCAGATTCAGTTCAACCAGCATTGAGAAACTTTATAGAAGAGTTTTCAAATAACTGTAGGTTTATATTTACTTGTAATTATAAGAATAGGATTATTCCACCATTACATTCTAGAACTACAGTGATTGATTTTACTATCACGCCGCCTGATAAGGAAAGATTGGCAGCGGTTTTCCTTGCAAGGTTAATGGAAATTTGTGCAGAAGAAAAGATCAAGGCAGATATTCCAGTATTAGCAGAATTGATTATCAAATTCTTTCCCGATTTTAGAAGGTGTTTGAATGAGGTTCAGAGATATGGTGTAAGTGGAGTAATCGACAGTGGATTACTTGCAACACTTTCAGAAGAGAAATTAACACCATTAGTTGATATGATGCAAGAAAGAAATTGGAGTGCAATGAGAAAATGGGTTGCACAAAATTCTGATAATGATTTTAATACATTATACAGAAAAGTGTTTGATACACTTGAAAAGAGATTAGAACCAAGTTCGGTTCCAGCTGCAGTATTACTAATTGCAGATTATCAATATAAAGCTGCATTTGCCATGGACAGTGAGATTAATTTCGCTGCATGTTTGACTGAAATAATGTCGGAGTGTAAATTTAAATGACAGAATATACCGAAGTAGTAGATAAACAAAGACTGATTATTGAAGCAGAGAAGTGGGCAAAAATGCCTAGTCAAATTCATGCCTTCAATACTATAGACACAGCAGTATGGTATGACACTAGACGAACAGATGGTAGAGTCATAGATACTCATTTTAATGATGGTCGCATCGAAAGAGAATTAAGACCATCAGGCAAGAAAGTCAAGATGGGTAAAAAGATGTCGCGATCTAGACTTATCCACATGTTTACTAGAAGAAACTCTAAGTAATGGTCAAACGAAATCCATTTGATTTTGTTAAGTCAGTTTCCCAAACAAAAATAGACCTTATGGTTGATGAGGTCGAAGAAAAAGCATATCAACCATTTTTAATCAACAAAGCATTATCTTATCACCAAGATTCTGTTTTCTTCACTAATGAAATGAATATTAGACACGGAGTGGATAACCGCCTTCAATATGTATTTTTCCTAAATACATTAAGAAAGAGGCAAAGGTTTTCAAAGTGGTCTAAACCATATATTAGTAAAAAACTTGATGTCATAAAAAAACATTATCAGGTATCAACAAAAATAGCAAAAGAGTATGTCGAATTGTTAAGTGTGAGCCAGATGAAAGAGTTGAAGAAAACAATGAATTTAGGTGGAATTAATGAATGAGATAGAGAACTTAGTCAAAGACTTAGTCGAAATAACCTTCCCCGAAAAAGACGATTTTTTAAAGATAAGAGAAACACTTAGTCGTATAGGTGTTGCATCTAGAAGAGAACAAGAACTCTTCCAATCTTGTCATATCCTACACAAAAGAGGAAAGTATTACATCGTTCACTTCAAAGAACTATTCAAATTAGATGGTAAACCTACCAACATAGATGAATCAGATATAGGTAGAAGAAACACTATTGTTAAACTTTTAGAACAATGGAAACTACTTTCTATTTGTGATTCCTCTCAAATGGAGTCTCCACAAGCTCCATTATCCCAAATCAAAATCATTCCTTTCAAGGAAAAATCCGAGTGGAAATTAACCACAAAATACTCAATCGGAAGCAATAATAACTAAATATTACCGTTAATATTAATAACGGAGGCAAAAGTCATGATAGACTTTATTAAAGGTATATGGGACATTTTAATGTTAGTTCCTATAATCATATCTATAGCTAGTGTGGTCGTAGCAATGACACCTACACCTAAAGACGACAAACTTTGGGCTAAGGTATATGTTTATGTAGAAATGCTTGCACTTGCAGTAGGTAAAGCTAAGGATAAAAATCCACTACTTAAAAAGTAACCTAAATACTTAGGATTAAATCAGGAGATATTATGGAAACATCAACAATAATCGGGTTAGCAATAGCCTTAGTTGTAGTTTATCTCGTTTATTCAGAATCTAAGAAAAAAGATAAACCTACTAAACAGTCAGGTGTTCTTAGAGCAAAACCTAAAAAGAAAGGCAGAAAAAGTCATTCTAAGACTGACCTTAAAAAACTAACTAAAAATCAGTTAGTCGAACTTGCAAATAAAAAGAATTTGAAAGTTAAAGTGTCAGGCAAAAAGGCAGCTGTGATAAACGAAATACACGAACAATTAGAAGATGAAGACTTTGACGAAAACGCTGATTTGTAAAAACTTCTAAAGTATTCAAGCAAAAAACAACAACAAGGGTCGTTCTTGACCCTTGTTTTTTTCTCTAATGTGGACAAATGGAGATACAATTAAGATAAATAATTGTATCAAATATCTTTGGCTCTAGTTATATGACAAAGGTATCTTTATGTGGAGAAAAAATTAATGAAGAGATTACTTCAATCTTTATTATTGGGTGGTTTGCTTTTTGCTGGATCAAATGTTTATGCCGATCAGACAGGTGACTGCACCGCTGGGTCTGAATTTTGTGAAAACAATAATCAAACTACAACCAGCACGGCGACCAACACCAATAATAATACCAACACAAATACCAACACCAACACTAGCACATCGACTAGCACGGCGACTAATACTAATAATAACACCAATACGAACACTAGCACGGCGACCAACACCAATAATAATACAAACACGACAACGACAACTTCGACCGCGACTAATACTAACGCCAACACAAATGTGAACACAAACACTAATTCGAATACTAACGCGAATACAAATGTGAACACAAATACAAATTCGAACACAAATGTGAACACAAATTCAAACACGAATGTGAACACTAACGCCAACACAAATACAAATTCGAATACAAATGTGAACACTAGCACGAATAATAATACAAACGCCAATACTAACACTAACGCGAACACTACAAATTACACTGGAAGTTCGACTAATGTTAATACTAATAATAATGTATCGTCAGGTGGTTTGAATAATACCAACACTAATGTGAACACAAATAATAGCACATCAGCGAACACAAATGTTAACACAAATAATAATACCAGCACATCGAATAATACAAATACAAATACAAATAACAACACTTCAAATAACACAAATAACAACACAAACACTAATAATTCCACAGTAAATTCGACAGCTAACAATACAAATACCAACACTAATGTTAACACTTCAACAGTAGATCAAAATGTAAACAGTAATTCAACTTCAAACAATACGAACACGAATAACAATAATAACACTTCTGAAAGCACATCGAATAACACTAATGTTAACAAGAATGAAAGCACAAGCACATCAGATAGTAATGTAACAACAAATAATACTAATAAAAACGAAAATACCAATACTAATAAGAATGAGAACATCAACAAAACAGACCAAACGATTAAGCAGGAGATTACTACCAAGGCTCCACCTGCTAGTGCTATTGCACCTTCCATTGGTTCTTCTTACTCTCAGGATTTATGCACCACTGGTATTAGCGGTGCTTTCCAAGGTCAAGTATTCGGTCTCTCAGGTGGTAAAAGTGTTAGGGATATGAACTGTGAAAGGATTAAACTTTCTAAGACAGTCTATGACATGGGTATGAAAGTTGCCGCGGTATCATTGATGTGCCAAGACGAACGCGTTTTCACTGCAATGATGATGGCCGGCACTCCTTGCCCATACGAAGGAAAAATTGGTGACGAAGCTCAAGCAGCTTGGGAAGCAAATGCAGATGAAAGACCTGATAAAAAATCATATCTTGATAAGATAACACCTACAAGAGCAGAAAAGAAAGCAGAAAAAGCAAGACTCAAACAAGAAGCTGCAGATAAAAAGGCAGAAGAAAAAAGAATTGCAAAAGAAGAAGCTGCAGAAGAAAAACGAGTTCAAGAAGAAGCAGACCTAGCTTTGGAGATTTTAAGACAACAAGAAAAGAATAAAGCTGCAAAACTTAAAGCAGAAGAAAAATCTCAAAGAAAACATTTGAAACAGTTAGAAGAAGCTGAACAAGAACCTTATAACACATTTATGGATCAATGTGTTGGTTCAAAACATACAGAGGAAT